TATGATAATTATGTGGTCATTGTACGATCTATTATCTTTGTTAGTTATCTCGTCACTAATTGTTTCATTGTTAGCGGAGTAATTCGCCACTGGAATAATAGATCCGAGTGCGATAAATATAGTTATGGCACGCAAGAAAGACAACGAACCTCTATTGGACGGAGAGGGCAACTCGGCTAGACCGCTGACGATGAATGCTGGTTTCCAGTATGAATTTGATTTGATTAGAGCACTGCGTGGCAAAGGTTTTGATGTGTCTGATCCTGCAGGTGCAGACAATGCAAAGGCAGACTTAGAATTAAAAAAAGATACTAATATAATTAAGTTTGAATTAAAGGAAAAGTTATCTGCTGACTTTGCTCAGATGAATTTTGATTTTGATACTTCAGCAATGAAGTTTACTATCGATAAGAGTAAGTCAAGTGCACAGAAAGAAGCAGCACTTACTATGATAGGTATTGCTGAAAACTTTAACATTATAAAGGAAGCAAACGATCATTGGAAACCTAATAAGAATACACCTGCTAAGTTTACATTAAAGAAAGACTCAACCCTTGCACAAAGAAAGAAGGGTCTTGAATTAGATCTTAAAAGATTTCCAGATAAGTATCTGGCAGAGGGTCGTGCAGCAGCAAGAGAAGTAGAAACTTATTATAACTCTAAGAGCACTTTTTATATACAGATAAAAGGAAAGGGACTATATTATATGGGTAGAGATCCAGAAAGATATGGATGCCCACGTTTCTCTGACTCAGTAAGCAGTAGTAATATCAGGATTCGTCTTAAGACTAACTCTAAATCTAGTGCACGTTGGTCTTTTTTGATGGCACTTAAGATAAATAATATTCGTCCTAGCACATTGGATATGGATGGTGACACTGGATTTCTATCCACATAAAGAAGTGGCACACTACTCTCCCATTACATATCATAGTATAGTATTATAGAAGTATGGCAAAGAATACTCACCTCGAGCATTTAGAAGATGATATTTTTAACACTGGATCTACTGGTGCTAAGAATAGCATTGCCTTTTTAGAGTCTCTTCGTGACATGCTTACCTCAGGAATGGGCGGAGGCAACACGAAAGTAACTGTGAAATGGGATGGTGCACCCGCTGTTGTGTGTGGTAAAGACCCACAGACAGGAGAATTCTTTGTTGGCACAAAGTCAGTCTTTAATAAGACGACACCTAAAATAGGATACAATGAAGAATTCATCGACTTCCACTACGAAGGTGCTATCAATGGTATCCTCAAGCAATGCTACAAGCAACTTAAGAAACTACCCATCAACGGTATTCTTCAAGGGGATCTCCTCTATACTTCTACCCCTCCTCTTGTTACCGCTGGTGGCAAACGAGGTTATAGATTTAAACCCAATACAATCACTTATGTCGTAGATAAAAACAGCGACATGGGTGCCAAGGTAGCAAAGTCTACCCTAGGTATTGTCTTTCACACTCGCTACGTTGGTGGTAGCATGGATACTTTGTCTGCAACATTTGGTGCAGATGTCAAAGGTCTACAGGGTATCAAAGACATTGCAGTATTCTCCTCTGAATTTACTAACGTAAATGGTGTTGCCAATCTCAGCATCAGTGAGAAGAATAATATCAACAATACTATTAGGCAAGCAAAGAGCAACCTAAGATCAGGCAGTAAGTTTCTAGATGTCATCACCAAAGATAAATCTGCTATGTCACCTGCTGCTATGTTTAAGATCTACTTCAACCAAGTTATCCGTGAAGGAAAGATTCCTAACACCTCATCTAAGATGGCATTAGGGTATATAAAATTCATAGACAACAGGTATAAGAAGGAAATCATTAAGAAAAAGACTCAGAAAACACAGGATCAATGGGAAAAACGTAGATCAGACTCTGTTTCTTTCCTAAATAGTAACAAGACAATCATGTTTTCCGCACTCAGTGGGTTTAGAAACCTAATGGACGCAAAAAATATGATTATAAATAAATTGAAAAAGATCGAAGGTGTTGGCACCTTCCTCGAAGACGAGTCGGGTTATCGTGTAACAAGTCCAGAAGGATTTGTTGCTATTAAAGATGGCACCGCTCTTAAACTCGTTGACAGACTTGAATTCAGTCGTGCCAACTTCACCGTAGCAAAAGATTGGGGCTAAATGCGTTTCCTAGATTTCATTAAAGAAGCAAAAGAGACTAAAACAAAGAAACCCTCACCGTCCGCGAAGGGTCAATCTTCTAGTACAAATAAAAAAAATGATGCTGACCCCCACGTTGCAATTACTTTTGGCAGGTTTAATCCTCCTCATGCTGGCCATGGTAAGTTACTCGATGCTGTTAGATCTCACGGAGGCGACTCGGGAAACTACAGAATCTACCCTAGCAGATCCCAAGACCACAAAAAGAATCCCCTCACAGCAGACCAAAAAGTAGGTCACATGAGGAAGATGTATCCTCAACATAAGGATAAGATACAAAACAACGAGGCACACCGTAATATATTTGACATCCTAAAGGACTTGAATGACGAAGGTCATAAGCATGTCACTATGGTTGTTGGTGATGACCGAGTAAAAGAATTTGAATCACTTACAAAAAAATACAATAAAGTACATTACGACTTTAATACAATAAACATTAAGTCTGCAGGAGCAAGAGACCCCAAGTCTGAAGATCCTATTGAGAAATTGTCAGCATCAGACATGCGTAAGCATGCTCAAGGTAACGACCATGATTCATTCCATGGTGGAATGCCTAAGGGTATTAGCAAGAAGCACAGTCAACAGATGATGGCAGATGTCCTCAAGGGTATGACACCTCCACCTAAGAAAGGTAAGAAGAAGGATGTCAAGGAGTGGATTAATGAATCACTATGGGAGTATGCACCTAAACTAGACTATGATACATTCCGTGACTTCTATATGCTCAACCATATCTTTAAGGTTGGTGCACTAGTAGAGCACGATGATACAGGTTTGACAGGACATGTTGTCCACCGTGGCACAAACTATGTTGTATTCCAAATGCCAGATGGCAGTGAGCACAAAGCATGGTTGCAGCACATCACTGAAAGGGAAGATCAGTCTAACTATTCTGCTGATGATGGTAGTGGTAACTCATGGAAGGTAGGCACTGACGAGTATCGTGCAGCAGTCCAAGCAATGACACCTGGTCAAGCAACAATTAAGTTTTCTGAGTTTAGAAAGAAGACAAAGACTAAATAATAATACGTTCTAACGACTAATTTTCTATAAAGCAATGACTTTAGATATAAAGGTATCTGCTGCACTACTGAAGTATACCTTCTTAGAGCAGAATAAAATTTTCGATGCTATTGACAACGGCACTGTTGACAAGTTGATCAAAAGACTTCAAGAGGGTGCAGAAAAGGTTATCGACATCTTAGATACTCATGAGGTAGTAGTAGAAGGATATGGGGGATTCCCTGTTGAGAAGGAAGCTATCGCTAAGAAGAAGGAAGAGTTTAAGAGAGATAGAAACGTTGGACGTGTTGTCTCCTCAGGTGGAGATCAGATGCTTGTCACTGGTCGTAAGTCTGATGGTAGATATATTGTTATGGGTAAGGATGGTCGTAAGACTGCTAAAGATGCAGTTGATATTGGTGTCACCGCTAAAGAAGAAGTGGTTGGTATTGATATAGATGACCTTCACGAGTCCATGAAACAAGCTCGTGCTAATGTAGGTGCCAAGACATGTTGGGACGGATACAAAGCAAAGGGCACAAAAAAGAAGGGCGGTAAGACCGTTCCTAATTGTGTTAAAGAAGAAGAGATCGAAGAGAAGAAAGGTCTATGGGATAACATCCATGCCAAGCGTAAGCGTGGCGAAGCACCTGCTAAAAAGGGTGACGAAGACTATCCAAAAACTCTCGATGTCGAATCTTTCAAGCTGTCGATTAAGGATAAATACGACTGGCGAAGTAACATTAAAGGTGACTTGAATGAAGCAACCAACTGAAAAAACTCAGGACAGGAAGAGTTCACTCAAGACCGTTACTAAGAAAGGTGTAACTGTAAATCCGAAAAAGGAAGACCTCATGAAAGAAACCATGAAAGCAAAACTTGGTGCATCTATGGACGCACTGAAAGAAGCTGCAAAAAAATCTGCCAAGAAAGATCCGAAAGGAAAAGTCAAGCGTTGGTGGGACGACGATGGCGATGGCATCGGTTATGAGAAGCATGAAGTAAAGAAAGAGCATCATGAAAAGGATGCCGAAGGTAATGTAATTGCACATGATGAAGATGACAAAGCCGCTAAGGATGTCATCAAAGAGAGAATGAGAGGAAGAATGATCTCATTAACTCAAGAGCATGATGCTGAGGCTGCAGGTCTCAAACCAAGCGAGTATAAAAAGTTATAAATAAGGTACCACGCTTTATAAAATCATGTTTAGCTTTTTAATGCCCCTTGCATACAAGGTTATCGATTCTGCTGTTGCTAAAATTCCAGACGACGCAGAACTTGGCGAAAAATTAATCGATATCTGTCTACTTATCATCGGTAAGGCAGTGAAACTAACTAAGACTACAGCAGACGACGCTCTCTTTGAGAAAGTTAAGGAAGCTCTAGAGTCAAAGTAGTATAAATAACATATAGATGAAACCACCCGTACTATAGAGAACAATGGCTGTATTTGGACTAATCGATGCGAAAGCAATGGGCACTGCCGTAGGAGTAACCAATGGCGATGCAACCGTAACAACTTCTGGAGACTTCACGTCTGCCTCTGACAACCTTGTCAAGGTAGGAGATGTGTTGGACTTGTCAGGTGTTTCTTACATCGTAAAACAGGTAACGTCAGCGACTGCTCTAGAGTTACACAAGGTATACGCAGGATCAACTGCAACAATCGCAGCAGGATCAGCAATCAGGAGGACACCTCCCAAGGCAGTAGCAGAATATGTTATCAAGGGTGGAGATAGCATTTCTAACTACAGTCTTGTTTTTGTTGACGACACTGAGATGACTAAGGGCACTAATGAGTCCAGAGGAATTTCAGGACCAGGTTGGTGGTTGTATCGCACATATCTTACACACAATGGTGACACACGTCACAAGGCAGAATGTCTAGCATTCACACATGCTACTGCAGCAGCAGCGGGCGACGCATCTGATGACACAATCGCAGCAGATGTAGTTGAGGTAATCACAGTTGGCACACAACCTGCTAACTCTACATCCTCTAGTGGTGCAGGTACATTCGTTGCAGCAGCAACTGTAGACCAGTCAGGTACTATCTCTTACAAATGGCAGAGACAGACAGCAACTGCTACTACTCGTTGGGTAGATGTAAGTGCTTCACTTGACACAGGTATCACATACGCTGACTTCACTACTGCAACTCTTGCATACAGTGGACTTGGAGGTACAACACTTAACGGTTACAAGTATCGTTGCGTGATTAACTCAAGCAAAGGTGCTGCACAAAAGTATACCAATGGAGCTGCTACAGTAACATTCGGTAGTTAGTAATTAAAATTTTATAATGAGATTTGATGAACTAAATGAGAAAAACTATCTCATGTTCGCCATCAAGCATTACGATAACCCACAATCAGTTACCGTAGATGACTTCATGGAGGACATGAAGAAGTTTAAATATCTTAAAAGACTATTAAAAAGATACCTTAAGACTGGTGTGTTGAGAGTTAATTTGATTCTCAACCACCTTATTATTTTGTTTAATGTATTTGGTGAAGGGACTATCCCTTTACTCATGTATAAATTGGGTGAAGAATACTACGGAATCATAAAAACATTTCTCGTATACTTAAACAGATTACCAGACACAGCAACTGGAATATTCGGTAACATAAATATTGATAACGATGTGCTCGATTTACTTAACGCATTATGAATGAAGATGCACCTACAATGAGTGTCGGTAATGGAGGTTTCACTGGAAGTGCTGCCCCCACAGGTCCTAATGCAGGAGTTGACCCATTGATGAGTGCTAAGGTGAAGCGTAGGAAATTCAAACCGAAAGGTCATGTGATTAAAAATATCGGCATAGGTGAAGCAGTTGAAGATAAGGGTGGATACTATCCTTTTAAAGTATGTTATGATGGAGCAGAGTCATACGTATTATATTCTAAGTCGGAAGCGACTTTGAAAATTGAATTAAGGAAGATGTATCGTCCCGAAAATTTTAAAAAGATTTACGTGACAAGATTATATCCAAATGAAGTAGTGAAGTTTTATTGGAATAAGAGGCAAGCAGCACTAAGAGTTTGAGATGTCGGACATTAACACAGCAATATTAGAAAGGCTTGAAAAAGTTGTAGACTCACTGTCTGAGAATTCTCAGAAGATGGGTCAACTTCTTGCTGTCCATAATGAGAAACTAGATAAGCAAGACAAGATAGATGAAATACTATTTGAAAAGATAGATAGACTGTCTGCAGATATTAATAGAGAGACCGAAGCAATAAAGAGAGGATGTGAGAGAGATATAAGAAAGGTAGATGATAGACTTAGACTCATGGAGAAGAAGATGTGGAGCATCTTCGGTGGTCTAACCATAGTATCCTTTGTAGTCAGTCCAGTAGGACAAAGAGTTATAAGAGGGTTGACAGCAACACCAAATACAAGTATGCTAATAGAGCAAGTTAGCGT